ACAAATCTTCCCATGCGGGATCTCGGCAATATCACAGAAGGCCCGTACAGCGACCTCCGCGACGATGTGCTCGGGGATGTATTCGCAGGTACGGGCGGTATTGACTGGATATCCCCGTTCAGAGCCAAAACAGACAAGCGCATTGTTACTGTCATCAGCGACAGGAGTTTCAATTACTCGTCCAGCAACGAAGTACCAAAGCCCCGCGTTACTCGCATGTATGACGCGATCAACAAGTCACTCGTTTATGCCGATGAGCAAAACGGGCTTAGCATGGACCCAAGTCCAGCTAGCGTGGACACTAAAGTCGGGGTCGGAAACATTTATGTTTTGGATTTCTACTTCTGCCCGGCACCCGACGATCCAGAAGATGCGCTTACCGTATCTTCTCAGTCTACGTACTATTGGCATGAAAAATAGGAGTAGTAATCTCCACAAAAATACAATTTCCTTCCATCCAATCAATATCCACCGGGTCCATCCCAATCCGTGGATCCACATTAGAGCACCAGATGCACGGCTTGCCCCAGGTAAACAACGAGGGCTCTTTGTAAAGGACCTTGAGTTGAAATTGCATCTGACACCCTAACCAATCCTTAAATCGCGGGAAGAACTTAATCCCACCCGCGATATCATCTAGCACCGCGTAGTCAGCCTGGGGGTTGTCTAGTGCCTCTCCGGCACTAAACAGGCCCCCCATGTACATATGGCTGCCTAGAGATCTGGCCCACACAGTTTTTCCCAATCTAGTAGGTCCGAATAAGACGAGGGACTTTCGTCTTCCTAGGTGACACCCATTAGTATACTTCTTAAGCCTGAACTTAGCAACGATGGGGGTTTCGACGCCCCCGGAGGCGCGAGGCGCCTCACACTTAAGCTAAGCGCAGCGTTCTGCCGGGCGCAGCCCACTGCTTTCCTACACTTACCTGTGAGGGATCCAAACAAAACGTTATCTCTCCAGTCGGCAAGACTTCCATAGTCGGCAAGGTCAAATACTCCATCGGGTGTAGCGTAGGGTACCTTGACCGGTCGAAACTTCCAATCGGCGAATCTTGCGAGGGCTGGGAAATTGCACACCAGAGATTTAGGATCCAGCTCTTCGCAAAGGCTCCAAAATTCGTCGCGAGTCTCCGCAGTTGTGATTTGGCCCCATACAACCTCATCTCGATTAGGGCCTCTTCTGCCGCCAATTCCGCCCGGCCGTTCGAGACCTCCAGCGATAATTTCGCCATCCTTAGTCGCATAGTCAAAGCCTCCAACCGCATTCTTTCGACTTGGCTCAACATTCGGGTGGTAACCGTCGACATCGAATACATCAGCCTTTCGACTTCGAAAGCGCCTGTCGAAAGACACAAACACATGGAAGTGAAATCCGTCACCTGTCGGGTAAAGCTCGCGTGCGACAATGCATTCACCTCCAAGGTCTCCAATGACCTCAACAACTCTAAAGGGGTCCAGTGGGGGTTTGCCATCACGACCTTCGGTATGAGCGTAAGTGAGTAAAAAGTGTTGGGCGCAAAAAAAAAGGCTTGGCATGTCCTCAAGTGTTCTGCTGAAAACTAATATTATACAGCAGGACACAGGACACAGAAGGACTATAAGTACTTCGGTCCCCCCCAACAATTGTCTCAACAATTATGAGACATGTCTCAACAAAATGCCACGCTACTCCCGATCAAGAAGGTCGTATTCGACTGCCAAGAGGAGAACCTCGACGAAACGTGCAAAGGTTTCACGTCGGCCAAGACGTTATGGCCGAAAGAAGTATGGTGGAAGCTCAAAGAGGAGGATGCTCAACATGCTCGCCAAGAAAAAGAGAGACACGATGCTGTCAGCGGCGTTCGCGGGCGCCAATCCGAGTCCAGAAAGCCCGGTCTCCCTTGGTGTACCACTACAGATGAACCAGGACAACCCGTCGGGCAGGGTTCACTTCACCCTGGCCAACATCAGTCACAGGTGGCTAGTCCCAAATAATGCTTCCTATGAGGCATATCGCACCTCCACATCCACGTACGTTAAGGGATTTTCCCAGACGTATACAATCATACCCAGCAGCTCAACGTGCTGGTGGCACAGACGCATCATGTTTGCATCAAAGAAGCTGTACGGTGGGAACGACGATCTCGCCGCATCCATCGGCGTACAGCAGTACCCTAACGGCACAACAAATCTTCCCATGCGGGATCTCGGCAATATCACAGAAGGCCCGTACAGCGACCTCCGCGACGATGTGCTCGGGGATGTATTCGCAGGTACGGGCGGTATTGACTGGATATCCCCGTTCA